GTGCATGGCCACGAGGACGGCGCCCGTCTCAAGGAGGATGGGGGCGAGGTCATGGCGCAGGAACTTGGACGCCTGCTCCTGATCAGAGACGTCGATGCCCGCGAAGGACAGGAGAGGGTCGACGAAGACGATGTCGGCCTTATGCTCGATGATGAGGTCACGCAGGGCCGACGTGAAGGTGGTGCCGGTGCTCACGGTGTCGCGGAAGATGGCGAGGTGTTCCCGCAGCTGAGAGCGTTCGGCGCTGTCGAGGTATGCCCCGGCGATGACGTCTTGCAAGGCCTCGGAGATGTCGCCCGCGTCGTTCTCAGCCTGGAGCACGACGGCTCGTAGGGGCTTGGCAGGCTTGATGCCGAAGAAGTCACGGCCTGTGCACCAGTGGACGGCGGCCTGCATCATCAGGGACGACTTGCCAGTGCCGGACTGGCCGACGATGAGCATGGACCCGCCCTTGCATAGCCAACGGTTAGACCCAATGACGCAGGTAGGGTCTTCCTTGCGCTTGAAGGACATGAGCGCGTCGAAGTCCATGCGCGTCGGACCAGATACCTTCTTCCCCCTATTGCCTGCCTTGAGCGAGCCCTCGGTGAAGGCGACCAGGGCTTCGGGGTCGGCGTCTTCCTCGTGGGCGTGGGCGAGCAGGCGGGACGCGGTGAGGCTGATCTGGCGGAGGGCGGCCTTGCGCTTGATGAGGTCGGCCCAGCCCGGGTTGAGCAGGGACGAGCCGACGGTCGTCGTCAGTTCGGAGATGTAGTGGGCTTCGGCGGTAGACTTGGCCTCGCGCAGCTTGTTGGTCACGACCACTTCGTCTGGCGGCGTGCCGGCGTCGGCGAGGGCCTTGATACAGGCGGCCGTGTCTTGGTGCTTCGGTTCGTGGAAGTCCGAAGGGAGAAGACCTTCGGGCAGAGGGAGAGCATCGCGTAGGAGGACACCGAGGAGGTGGCGTTCCGCGTCGATGGCGGATGGGAGAGGCATAGGGAGGGAGGTGGGGTTTGCCGATGTGCGTCGGCTTGGTCAAATGTTTTACCGTTTGGCGATTGGCGGGCCGTAGTGGTCCACGGCGCGGAGTCGGTTGCTCTTGCCGATGAGGACGCGATAGCGGACCTTGACCAGGGCGCCGATGTCCATGGCCTTCTTGATGTAGATGGAGGCGGTGTGGCCGGCCTTGAGTTTCCATTTGGCCGCCCATTGATCGCGTGTGAGGTAACCCTTGGGGGGCTTCACGGCGCTGCGGTTAATCTCGGCCATGACGGCGAGGAGGACCGGGTCGTTGCCGACGCGGGTGTAGAGCATTCGCTTGCGGGACTTGGCCATGAGCTTATGGGGTGAAGGTCTTGAGGTCTTTCGTCCAAATCCACTGGTCGCCCATCTTGTGGACGAGCCATGCCTTGTAATCTCCGCCGGCGGTGACGAAGCCCGCGACGAAGCCCGAGCCCCATCGGGCCGTCGCCAGTCTCTGAGCGCTATAGGTCATATCCTCTTTGCGGCAGAGACAGCCGGCGGAGAAGGCGTTGCCGCCGCCGTGCTTCGTCAGGGCGATGCTCGCCAGGTTGTGGGTGTGGCCGTGGATCAGAGCGCCGCCGAAGGGGCTGTAGTGGAGCCCCTGGACAACGGTGGCGTTGGCTCCGTGTGCGTATCCGTGTATCATCGCTATCGGGCCGAGACGGAAGACGCCGCGGTCGGCGTGGTAGGGCAGGATGGTCTTGGCTCCGCATTTGCGTGCGTGGGCGTTGATGTGGTCCTTCACGCCTTGGCAGTAGTCGCGGACGAGGGCGGAACCTGAGCCCTGGGCGAAGTCGAGCCTATGCTCGTGGTTTCCCCATAACCATACATTGGGTCTCCAACGGTCGAAAAATTGTTTTCCCTCATCCAGATCGGCCTGAAGGGATTCAGCGCCTTCCTTGTCCGTGCCGACGCCTTTACGCAGGGATCGGAAGTCGTACTGATCTCCACCGGCAATCTTGAGGACGCTGCTCCCGCCGAAGTCCTTAGTGAACTCGTAGAGCGCGGCCAAGGCCTCGGGGTCGGCCATGTCGCCATGACTGTCGGAGGCGTAGATGAACTTGGTCAGCTTGCTCATTTGGTCAGGTGGGGAATGGGTTTGCCGGCGTCGTAGGCCGCGAGCATCTCGTCGCGGTGACGGCGTGCGGTCTCGAGGTCTTTGCCCAGGTTGTGGACGATGTCGGTCTTGCGCCGGCGTATACGAAGCCACCAGCAGTCGCCCTGCTTCTGTAGGTGGTGGTTAGGGTTGTCGGTCTTGATGAAGGCGGGCTGGTCCTTTCGCCCGGTGCGGGTATACTTGGGACAGGCGAGCAGGAACGCCACGCGCTCGGCGGAGATGCCGATGCCCTTGGCCCATGCGATGGTCTCCTCCATGGACATGGGCTCTTCCACGATCAGAGATTCCACGTCTTGGCCAGATGACGCCCTTCGGCGAGGATGCACTGGCGGGAGTTAGGAGCGAAGACGAACTCCTGGTCGAACGAATGGAACTGCTTAATCTCGCAGATGCTGTCGAGCTCCTCGTCGTTGGCGGGGCCGATGCCGGCCGTGGAGACGTAGACGGTGCGGACCTTCCAGCCGAGGTTCCAGAGGATGGACTGGGACACCCGCAGCTCGTTGATATAGCGCCAGTCGGAAACGACGACCGTTTCGGGGGCGACCTCATCGGGGCCCATCTGGATCGGGACGAAGTGGGCGAGGTTCTCGGCGAAGACGTCCGGGTTGAGGGAGCGGGCGAACTTGCCCAGGGTGACGAGCACGTCCCGATGTTTCACCTTGAACGGCTCCGAGTGGAAGTCCCCCTCTAGGTTAAGGCTCCACATGAAGTCGTTCGCGGCGTCCTTGAGGTGAGCGGCGAAGGACGTCTTGCGCGAAGGCCGGCGGGACCACTCAAGGATGCCTTCGGCGAGGGTATCCTTCCCCGCCCTTGCGAAGCCGGAGATCAGGACAAGGGTCGGGGCGGACATGGGTTCCATCAGGCGGCGGTCTCGTTGGCCTTGCGGATGGCCTTGGCGAGGCGCGCGGCGATGCGGGTCTGGCGGCCTGACATCTTCACCTTGCGCCTGACGCGGCGGAGTTTGATGTCGGGGTTCTTTAGCAAAGCGTCGATGAGGGCTTCCCGCAGCTTGATGTGGTTGTCCATCAGAAGGGCGGGTTCTCGGGCGTGGGCTCGGCGACCGTGGGCTTCTGAGAGCCTTTCGGGTAGACGAACTTGTAAGACCAGACGGGCTCGCCGTTGTAGACCTTGGGATTGCCGGCCTTGTCCTTAGCCTGGGAGACTTCGACGCCGATGAGGCACGTCTTGCCGCAGGCCGGGTCGAGGTACTGGAGAAACTCTGCCGGCGTTGCGTCCATCCTGATCTCGTTGGTGAAGTTGTTGGAGAACTTACCGACCAACATCGCGAGGGGCTTGCCGTACTGCGTCGAGAAGTTTTTCCAGAGGCAGTTCCCCTTGTCGTCGAGGAAGAACAGGCGGCAGGAGGCCGTGCCGTCTTCCCATACCTTGACCTTGTCCGTGCCCTTCGGGCGGATGAGTTTGAGTTTGTACGTCCCGCTCTGGCTGATCGTGGTGAGGGGGGCTTTTTCGTTGTTGGGTTCCATGTTAGGCATTGGGAAAGTTGGCGATGCATTGACGGACCGCCTTGAGGTTGAAGCGCTTCGTAACGACGTGACCGACGGCGAACTTGAAGGCCTCGGAATAGGAGTCGGAGTCAAACCAGGCTTCGGCCTTCGTCGATGCCCGGAAGGGCCACGGCTCAATGTAGAACGGGTGAATCGTGCGGACAGAGAGGTCGGCGAACTGGGTCACCTCCTCCCACGTCACGTCGGCGTGGCCGGCCTTGTGAGCGATGCCACGCTCGTTGACGATCCAGTCCCGGTTCTCGAACCAGGTCGGAACCTTGAGGGTCTTGTCGGGTAGGTTTACCATGTTAGGCGAAGTTGATAGGGGCGGCGGTGGTCGTGGACTTGATGTCGATGACCTGGACCTCCTGCGGGTAGGACGGCCAAACGCCCGTGGCGCTGCATTCCTTGAAGAGGGTGATGGCCTTCTCGAAATCGGAGACGGCGTAGGACATCAGCTCGGGGCCGACTTCGCATATCGACCAGGCGAACGGGGGCTCCTTCTCGATGAATAGGAAGCGGAAGCCGAGAGGGCGGCGCCCGGTCGCGAGCTCGTAGACGAGGCGGTACCAATAGGCCTGCAGGTTGTAGCGATATGATCGGATGCTCTTGAGCATACCAGCGGGAGTCGCTTCACCGGCGCCTGTGGTCTTGATGTCCCAGAGGTAGTCGCCAGCCACGCCGTCGATGGCGGCCTTGAGCGGGACGCCGCAGTAGTCGATATGGTACATGACTTCGGTCGCGTCAAACTCCACGCCGTGGGTCTTCAGCGCGTGGCGGGCGGACGCGGCGACGAGATGGCCGAGGGCGGACTCCTCATAGTCGAGGATGGTCTTGCCGGCGTTGGCCGTGACGAACTCGCTCCAGATAGCCTTTCCCTCTTTAGTCCGCCGATCACAATCCGGGGCGGTGACGTAGAGGTCGTCGAGCGTCTTCGGTTCAAGGACGGCCGAGTGAACGAACGTGCCGAACTTGAGCGCCTTGGTCTCTTCCTGGGGCGTGTTGATGTAGGCCTGATAGTGGGCCGGCGAATTGCCGACGAGCACCTTGGCGGCGGACTGGTTGAGCGCCGGGAAGGCGCGGTATTCTTTGCGGTCGTGGATTTGGGGCATGGTGTGCGTTTGGTAGGAAAGGGTCAGAGGGCGGCGTCGTCGTCGCTCGGGTTGTGCTCTTCGACGTGCGCTGAAAGGAGGTTGCAGAGGTCGATGGCGTTGTCGGCGGCGAGGGCGATGCGGTCGAGTTGATTGCGGAGGACGCGCTCATGGGCGATGACGGCCTTGATGCGGTCGTAGATCGGTTTGACGTGATAGGCCTCCTCGATCTTGTCGGCGTCCAGGGCGTCGAGCTCGTTGTTGACGGCGATGATGGACTCGGCGAGCGCGTTGGCGTCACCGGCGATGCCCTCAAAGGAGTTTG